ATCCTAATTTTTCAGAGAATTGGCTTGTTAAACATCGCTGTGACACCTTACTATCTGAGATAGCAAACCACGTAGATAACTATAAAAAGACGTTAGATATAACAGACGACTGTGCAGTTCAAGAGTCTTGGGTTGCATTGTTTAAGCAGCATAACTATGGACATATACATAGTCATGCAAAAAATGTAATATCAGGAGTTTACTACTATAAAGTCAAAGACAGTAAAGGTAATTTATTTTTTAAATCTAAAAGATCTTGGCAAGGTGCTGCTCACATTGAAAGTCAAAAAGGTTTATTACTTTTATTCCCTAGTGATCTTGAACATGGTATTACTACAAACACATCTACAGTATCACGGATTAGTATATCCTTTAATTTAGCATGAGTATACCTTCAGTTAATATGCCAGAAGGTTTCGGTTTACCTAAAAGTTTACTTATACCACAGGCAGAACTGAAACCTCCTCAAGCAAAGATACCAGCTTTTCCTGCTATAGTTATACCTCCAAGTGATTTGGAGCAACCTAAAGGAGTTGAAGCTGAACCTACAACAGAACAACCTGAAATAAGAAAGTTAGATATACCTATTGTAGATATAGAAATGCCAATACCCTCTGGTGAGGTTATGGTAACAGCTGTGACTACTGCTGTGGCAGCGGTTGCTACTACAACTTTAGCACAGCCATTGTTTGATAAAATCAAGCAAAAAGCACAGAAATTCTTACAGAAAAAAGTCAACAAATGGAAGGAGAACAGGAAAAAAAGAAAGGACTCCTCGGAAAGCTGAAAGATGCTGCTGAGGATCAAGAACACCAAATCCAAATTCTAGGTACGTTTGTCAGACTTGGCGTTGTAGTTTGGTCTGGATTTATCATTACAATGAACTACGTAGAAATACCTATGGTCAAGAAATCTGGTAACTCAGATATCACGTTCGTTGCTAGTGTGTTTACGGGCGCACTTGCAACTTTTGGCTTGACTACTGGTAATAAAAACGGCAATAAAGCCGTCAATTGTCCTATGGCAAAGAAAAAGGAAGAATGAAACGATTATGTTTATTTCT